TTATGCGGCCTCCCCGAGGTCAAAGTTGAACTTGGAGTTCAGCACGAAGGCGACCAGCCGTGCGCCTTCATTCAGCATATAACCGCCGCGCCCCCACTCTTTCACGGAGGCCAGAAAACCTTCCTCCACCGCAATCTGACTTATCCGGGCCCTGTGCTCGACAGCGGCAATACGATCAGAAATATTGCGCACAGCGTCGCACATCTGGACCAAATCGCGGGCAAGATTGCGAAGCGCGATGGGGTTGAAGTTTTCGGGCTTCGCATTGCGGAAGTCGAAATAGGTTTCGAGCTTGTCGAAGAAGGCATCCCGCGCAGTCATAGTTGCCTTGTTCGAGGTAGTAGTGTTAAAAGAGGCCATATGAGGCACCTCCTACTTAGGGTTTCATCTTGTCTTGACAGGTTGACGGCGACGAGTTTTCGAGGCCCAGTCGCCGTGAATCTGCCTAACTGCCCTCTTAGAAAAATGCCGTAGGCTTTTTCCTTGACGTGGCGTCACCTTCCAAAGCAGAGCCCGTTCGAGCACCGCAGGCGCAGAACACTTGCGCCATACTCCCTTTATACCCTGCCCCCGGCGACAGTCGCACGGGATCGGGAATTTTTTGTGCTACGCCGCCAGATCTTCCTCGCATGAAGCGGGCATGACGCCTGCGTTCGCCAGCGCCATCTTGATTGCGCTCTCGGGGTCCGCCGGGTGCTGCGCGGCCTCCACCAGATCGGCGGCGAGGCGGTGCCAGACTTCATCGGCGAGGTAATGGTTCTGCATTGAAATCTCCAAGGTTTCGATACTTGGGGTTCTAGGCCGAACCGAATTCTCAGCGCAAGCGCGAATTCTTCATAAGTTGTTGATCTAGAAACATAAAAGTAAGTCACCACTTACTCACTCGTGGTGCTGCACCGGGTCAGAATATCCCGTGGCGCGGGTCGGCGCGCATCTCAGCTTCGCCGGCCTCTTCCTGCGCCTTCGCTGCCCGTTTCGCCGCGCGCTTTTCAATGGCGACTATCAGCTCGGCCTGTATCTGATCTTCCGGCATACCGGCTGCGCGGCGGCGGCTCACGAATTTACTATCTGCCGTCTGGTCGAGCTTGCGCCGGGTCTTTTGTTCCTCTGTCATGTCTTTCAGATCGGCATTGGGTTCAGAACGTGCGCGTCGAGAGGCGTTGTATTCGTCGCGACCAGCACCCGCGCGCCACTCGTCAATGCCGTCGCGCAGGCGTGCAACGTCACCTTCGGCGGCCTTCACCGCCTCGCGGGCGCTCTCGATCTGCTTTTCGATGACCGCGATCTTTGCCGGGGCACAGTCAGCCGGAAGTGCAGTCCGCTTCTCTTCGAGGGCGCGCAGCTTGGCCCGTGCCTTGTCATAGCGCGTCAGCTTGATCTCTTCGCGGATCACGTCCGGGTCATCGAAGTCTGGGATCTGGAACCCGAAGCCCTTGGGCTCAGGCTTCGGCTGCACAGGCTCGGGCGTCTGGGTCGGTGCAGCGTCATCATTGCCCATAGCTTCAAGCTCGGCGAGGATGTCCGAAATCAGGTCGTCTTCGTCTTGTATACCGTAGGGGAATGTCATATCGTCGCTTCGTAGTTGAGAGGCTTTCAGGGGGTCGAGCGTTGGCGCGCTCGGCCCTCTACTCATTTCGCTTCGCGCTCGATCTCTGCGGCCAGATCAGCCGCGACACCCGAGGCGAGAGGATATTCCTTGCCGGTGATCGGCGAGACGATACGGACGCCCGCTCCCATACGCTTCAATTCGACGCCAGTCAGAGCGCCGAGACCCGCAAGCCACCGCGCCTTGCGTTCGGGGTCCGAGGGGGTCAGCTCGCCAGACTCGCGCAGGAGGTCCGCGAGCGCCGGACCTTCACCGAGCGGAATTTTCACTTCAAAGCCGTCGCGGGCCTTCACGACGATCTCGGGGCCGGTCTTCGTGACCTCGATACCGGGAACCTCGCTGGTGATAGTGCCCGCCTCGATCTCGGACCGGATATAGTCCGCGATCAGGTCGGGAATGGATTTGCTTTTCGCCTCGGCGATCCGGTGCAGTTGCACACCGCGTTCGTCGGGCAGTTTCAGCATGAAGGGCATGTGAGAACCTCTTGGGTTTAGATTGGGGCTAAAATCTGTATGGGCCGAAGCCACAGAAGAGTCAACCAGTAAACCTTAATGCTATCGATTAATGAGAGGAAGAAAACTGCACGTTACGGGGCCGGGGGAGAGGACGGAACCGGAGAGAGGAAGAAAACTGCACGATACAGCACCAGAAGAGGAAGAAAACTGCACGCGGGGCGCCCGGAGAGAGGAAGAAAACTGCACGTATATATAAACACTCTAAGAAACATACTTACTTATCTTACAAATATATACGTAACGTGCAGTTTTCTTCCCCGCACTCTAACCCACCTCCGGGCGCGAAAGAGAATGCTTGCTTCACACTCTCACACACATCCTCGGGCGCTCGCGGGCTGCGCCCGCTCACACCCTCCCTCGGTCCCCAAAGGGGGAGGACTTCGGCTCTGACAAAGATGCACCCGACACCCAACGCGGTTGTGTCGTCACCAGACTCCACAGGAGATTCACAGGCGAGTCTCGCAGGGGTTCCGGCCACCCTACCACCCGGAAGCCCCTCGAGACTCACCCACGAGCCCAAAAACGGCCTCTGCGTCGATCAGCGCAGCATCCCGCCGGGGCGCATCTGGTTCACAAGTTCTTTCTGCACCAGTGCCCGGAACATGCGTTCAGCCTGTTCTGCCATCTGGGCGGCAAGGTCAGCGTTCTGGGCAGGTGTGCCGCCGGTCGCGTTGACAGTCACGGGCGCGTTGATCGTGACGGCCTGCGCGGGACTCCCAGAGCGCCCGAGAGTGCCCCTGTTGATCGCCGGGGCATCACCTACCAGCCCGCCCCCGGAATAGCCTCTGAGCGCCCGCGTATGAAGCGTGTCGAGGGCGTCCACGCCAAGGCGCTGCACCGCTGCCTTGCTTAACACATACTCGCCCTTGTGAACGATGCCCGCCGGCTGAAACTTCCCGCCGTCGCCGGTATAGCCGCCGTTCGCGAAGCCCAGCAGGCCACCGAGGCCCACTGCCAGATCGGTTCCACCGAACATGCCGACGAACATCTTGTTCAGCTGCGCCTGTGCGATCTGCGCCAGGAGCTGAGCAAGGGCTTCCTCGGCGGTCATGGCCCCCGTCGCGACGGCGCCGAAGACATCCGCCAGTGACCGGGCGCCAGCTTTCCCGGCCTCGTCGGCCTTCCTGAGCTTGGCGGCGGCCCTCTCGGCTTCGCTCCCGGCTTGCGCATAGCTCTGCGCCATCGCGTCAATCTGCGCCGTCAGCTCGGGCGTGATCTGCTTGCCCTCGGCCTGCGCCGCGGCCAGGAGCTTCGCCTTCGCATGGGCGGCATCCAGAGCGACGGCATAGTCAGAGCCCGCAGCCGCAGCGGCCACCAGCGCCACCGCCTCGGCGTCGAGCGCGGCCTTCTCACGCTCAAGGTCAGCGACGGCCGCCGCGTAGCTGTCATGCGACCGACCACCAGCACCGCCGCCACCACCCTTGCCAGATCCGCTGCCGACATTCTCGGAAATCATCGCGGGCGCAGCCTTCGGACGCGGCGAGGCCTCGGGCGCATATTGCCCCGGGGGCAGCTCGATCTCCGCAGCTGTCAGGCCGGTTCCGGTGGTCATGGGGAGTGACCCACCTGGCAGTGCCTCACGGGCTTCGCGGGCCTTCTGGCGAAGCGCTTCGAGTGCATCCCAAAGCCCGCCCAACCGTTCGATGACCTTCGAAAAGCGCGGGTTGTCGTCAATCTCGTTCACCGAGGCCAGCGCGTCCTGCGCCTTGCGGATCAGCTCGGCCATGCGCTTCTCGAAATCGCCAGCGCTGATCTCGCCCCGGTCGAGCTGATCGGAAAGCGTCTGCATCGACAGGGCCGCATCTTCCAGCGCCTCCCCGGCGCCGGTGTCGCCCATCCGCCGCAGCTCGCCACCGAACCGCGTGAGGATTGGCGCAAGCGTGTCGGCCTGCGATGCAAAGCGCTCATAAAGGCTCAGCAGGTCGCCGATGGCCTGCGCATTGTCGGCGACGGACTGACCATTGCCTTCAAGCGCCCCGTTGACGTTCGGCCCGAGGATCTGGGGAGCCTGCGCGCGATTGCGGAACAGGTCCGAGGCCGCGAGCTTGTCGGTTTCGATCTGCGCGTTCAGCACCTGGGCAACAAAATCGGCGACGCCAAGCGCAGCCCGCTGCCAGCCCCGATGAATGCTATCGGCGAGCGCCGCATAGCGCCGGTCGAGCTGATCGGCCTTCGCGATCTGCTCTTCGGTCAGCACTGACGCCTTGTTCATCATGTTCGAAATGCCGGCCTCGCCGCGTCCAAGCATCTCCACGAAGCGCTCGCCGCCGGTGCCGCCGAACACCTCGTCGGCGATGCGGATCTGTGCGGCCTTGTCGAAGCCTTCGAGGCGCTTGATGATTTCGAGCATGAGCGCCGAGGGGTCTTTCAGACGCTTGGCAAGGTCGGTTGCCGAAAATCCGAGGCGCTTGAACGCATCCGCGCCCGAGCCGCTGCCTGTGGTGACGAACTCGTCAGCGCGCAGCGACAGCTCCTTGAAGCCATCGGTCAGCGCATCAATCGAAATCCGGTTCTGTGTGGCGACGTAGCTCCACCGCTGAAAGGCTTCCGCGTCCACGCCCGCACGCCGGGCCTCGTTGCCGATCTCGGCAATGCCCTTCACGGTCTCCCGGATCTGGCCCGCTGCGGTGCCCAGAGCTGCACCGATGCCCGCCCCCGCCAGCCCCGCGATGCCCATGCCGACGCCGGGGAGCGGAATGCTCTTGAAAGCGCCCGCCATCTTCGCGCCGAGGCCGGTATAGGTCGCGGCCATGCGGTCTGCCGACCGCTTCGCGCGGGCTTCCATGTCGCGGGCGAACTTCGATTGCGTTTGGCTCGCCTTTTTCAGGGCACGCTCAAGTTTGTCGATCCGCGCCTCGATCGGGACGACCAAGCCGGGCAACGTAACGTCATTCATCTTTCAAATCTCACTCGTCAAAACACACAGAGGCCGCCTGCACCGGGCGCGTTGTAGGCACTGGAATTGCCGCCGCTCAGCGCAAGCCGCCCGACCGCCATCGCCGCCGCCACCGATCCGTCAATATGGCCGTGCTTCTTGTCCGCCTTGTCCTGCCAGATCAGGCCGTTTCGTTCGACGGAATACACACCTTCGAAGTGCCGGCGCAGAACCGCGTTGCCGTCATGCCGGATCAGCCGACCATTGACGGCGCGCACCAGCTCGCCATTCGCAGGCCCCATCTGCGTCAGGTTCTGCCGAAACTGCACCATCGGCAGGCCGTCAGTGTAAAGCTCGGCTGCTATCGCTTGCAGCTTGTGCGGGTCATAGGCGACCTCTTGGACATTATGGCGCGCGCAGATTTCAACGATCTTGTCGGCCACCACCTGTTGCGGAACCACCGGGCCGGGGACCGCTTCAATCAGCCCATCCTTGACCCATTGCTTGTAAGGCAGACCTTCGAGGCGTTCGCGCTCTGCCAGCGTCTCGGACTGCACAAAGAACCACGGTTTGATTGTGACCTGGCCGTCAGGATGCGCCCATGCTGCGACAATCGCCGAGAGGTCGCCCGAGGACGCATAGTCAACGCCGATCCAGCAATCGAGCGCTTCAAGGTCGTCTTCGTCATCCTTGAAGGTGCGGGCGTCAAAGGTGTCCATGTTGAACAGGGGCGCGGTGCTGTTGCCCAGCCATTCGTTCAGGGCGTATTGCCGGAAGGAATACGCTTCGGAAGGGTTTTCCCTGGCCTCGGTCGCCTTCGTGCGCAGCTCGGACAAGACCGGGTAGCCGTAGCTCAGGCCGGGGTTGACCTTGTGCCACGTCGCCTCATCCAGCCAATTGTCATCTTCACCGGGCTCGAAGATGACCGGCAGAATTTCCGGGTTCACGATCTCGCCCAGAGCGATCTTGCGCATATAGGAATAGCGGTCATAGGCCAGACCTTCGCGGCCGCGGCCTGCGGTCGTGGCGGTGATCCAGAGGCCGCCGGCGCGCTTCGTCATGCCGCTGCGCAGCGCCTCGAACAGATCGCGACCTTTCCAGACGTGAATCTCATCGCACAGAACGAACGTCGGGGTCGTGCCGTGCTGCGCTTTGCCGTCGCTCGACACGGCCTTGAGCGTGGAGCCGTCGCGCGTGTCCTTAATCATCTTCGCACTGTTGAAGGCGTCATGAATCTTCGTCACCCCCTCAAGGCGCTTGTCCTGCCGGATGATCTCGGCAGCCTCACGAAAGCCGATGCCCGCCTGTTCCCTGTCACTGGCCGCAAATACGATCTGCCCCGCAGGCACCTTCTCGGGGCCGAGCAAGTGCAGGAGCGCCAACGCCGCCGCGAGCGAGGTCTTCCTGTTGCCACGGGGAACTTGCAGCCAGACCTCTTTGACGATCCGCGAGCCGTCAGGGTGGCGCGGCCCATAGACGCGCCGAACGATCCGCTCTTGCCACGGGTCGAGCTGAAAGGCGCGCTTCGGTTCCGTGCTGGCCGGGTGGCGCAGACGGCGCAGGAACTGCACGGCGCGCTCGCCATGGCCGAGGGGGTCGGGGATCGGCGAGCTATCGAAGACCCATTCAGGATAGGTGCTTGCCATGCGTCACACCGCCAGCGGGTCGTCGTCGTCGGGATCATCGGGCGCAGCCGAACCGATCCGGGCGCGCGACGTGGGGGTGAGGCCGTATTCGCTCGCGAGTTGGCGCGCGGTCTGCGCGTAGCGGATTTGAAGCCCGCCCAGCTTCAAGTCGGGCACCGGGTTCTGTGCGAGGATCTCCGCAATCTGACGAACGGCACCGGCTGCGACGCAGTAGTTTTCCACGCCCGCGAGGTCAGCGCGGGTGATGATCCTGCGCGCGATCAGCTGCGGAAAAATCCTTTTCCACTCAGCCTTTGCATAAGCCGAGAGCCAGGAGGGCGCGGGCGGGGCCTTCGCCAGCGCTTCGGTGTCCGCACAGAGCGCAGGCTTGATGCCACGTTGATGCACGCTCATGCCGCCACCGCCTGCGCAACCGCGCCGAAGTTGGCGTCAAAGGCCGCGCGCATGAAACCCATCGGCGTGACGCTGCGCGCGTTCGCGCGGTCGCGGCCCTTCCCGGCCATGTCGCGGATCACGTTCACCTGGGCAGGGCCAGGAAGCGAAGACCTCGGCGGCATGGCGAAACCGCCACCTGTCCAGAGGCATGTCTTCTTGGTGTAGTGCTCGGACGGTGCGAGCCGGGAATAGTCGCACGGGTCAAAGGTGTGGTCAGGCTTGCGCCAATAGGTGCTGATTGTGCTGCGCGGGTTCTCGATCAGATAGGGCACTTCGAAGAACTCGGCCCATTCCGCAGCAATGGCAAACAGCTCGATTGCATCCGAGAGCGCGTGCAGCCCCTTGCCCTTGAACCAGCGGGCGCCCGAGGTTGCCAGATCGTCACAGGGCGGGAAGGCCGCGAAGAACCGGCAGCGTTCCACCATGTCACGCGTCGGCTTCCAGCGCCGGGCGTCGGCCTGCACGAAATGCACATTGCCCACGCTGCGGTTGCCAGGGTGTTGAATGTCGATGCAGTAACAATCCCAGCCCGCAGTCGCGAACGTCTCGGCAGACTTGCCCGACAGCTCATAAAGAAAGATCGCAACCGGCTTCATGCTGCCACCGCCCGCAGCTCAAGGCCGCGCCTGCGCCCGATCTCGGCCAGCGCCACGATGTTCCACGCCTTGCCGCCGTGAAGGATGCGGTCGGCCACCGACACGCCCGGAATCCACCGGATCAGAAACACCGCGTTGTTCTCGGCGCCTTCAATCGCGGTCGTCAGGAACTCGGAAATCCCGGCCTGCCGAAGTTCGGCCCGCCCGGTCGCGTAGGTCGTCCACGCGCTCGACACGGCACCCGAGGCCGCGACGGTCTCGGTCTGGCGTTGCAGCTCGATCAGGTTGCTCAACTTGCCCGACTGCATCACACTTTCCATCTAACCACGGCCTCAAGGGCCATCGCGCCATGCGTCAGGCTCAGCTCGGGTTTGGGGTCACGCAGCCACACCGTGCTCGGCGCGTGCCATTCGTCCACGATCAGCTCGGGCGTGTCCTTCGGGCCGAACTCAAGCGCACCATGCACAGCCGCCCCGATCATCCGGGCGGTGTCGGCGCCGTCTTCCTGTGCCCAGATATGCAATGTGATGAACACCCGCGCCACGCGCTGCGAACCGGCAGCCCGGCCGAGGTATTCGGTGCGCGTATCACCCAGCACCACCGAGGGCAGACGCTCAGGGCGCACCGCACCGGCCCGGATGTTCTCGGGCGTCACCAGCGCGACCACCGCGGGCGAGCCGATCAGCGTCGAGCGCACAGCGGTCTGAAAGGCAAGGGCGGGGTCAATCATTGCCGCCTCCCTGCGCCGCTTCGCGCACGGCCTTGCCCACAGCCCGACCGATCCGGCGCTTCGCCCGGTCCTGCGTCAGACGCGCCGCCGGCAGGAGGAACGGCTGCGCCTCGGTGCCGGGGTGCTGCGTGCCAGCGAAGAGCCCGCCATTCTCGTGCGGCTTCGTGCCGAACTCGACAAGGTGGCCGTGCCGCTGCTCGGGGTTGCCCGCAGTGACAAGCGCCTGATTGTCGGCAGCGATGCGACGACCGCCGCCCTCGGCATAGGCGGGTGTTTCCGCACCGGGCGGCGTGACCACGATGGACGCTTTCAGATCGCCCGAGTCCTCGGGGGCGAGGCTGCGCGCCACCTGGGCGAGGTCTTCGGCGGACTGCACCAGCGCAGGGCGCACCGCGGCAAGGATGGCCGCGGGGATCGCTTCGAGGCGCTTCGCCAGCCGCGCGGCCTGTGCGTTCAGGTCGAACTCGGCCATCACACCACCCACGCGCGTTGCGATTGCAGGAGGTCATGCACGCCGAACGGGACCGAGTAGGCGTTGCCACCAGTCAGCGCAGCCTCGCGCTGCTCATACCAGAAGGCCGAGAGCATGAGCACGGCCTGCCGGATCGTGGCCGGGAGAGGGTCAGGAAGGGGCGCGCCGATGAAGCTCGAAGCATAGGCCTCGGCAGCGTCGATCTTCGCGGCCAGCAAGGCGTCATCCAGATCGGAATCAAGATTGAGCTGCGCCTTCAGCTCGGCGACGGTAACAACGGACATACTCGAAAACTCGTAGACGGAACAATTGGGGTATCATAGCACCTTATGGAAGGCACTTGAATCCATAAGGAAAAGTTATTTACGAGAAATCCTGCGCGGACCTCCCCCCGCCGGTCCTAGCTATGGCGAAAAGTCGGAAGGCAGCCCCCCCCCGGCCCCAGCTTCCGCGCAACTACTTCTTGAATTCATGATGTTAATGAAACATCCTGACACCGACCTGCTGCAAAATGATCGGAGCAAGCGATGAATCTTACCGATATTATACTTTGGGCAATTGGCATTGTTATAACCATTGCATTAGCCTTCATTGCAGCGAAGAAGATAAATAAAAGTCGAACCCAGAATCAAAAAACATCCGGAAGATCCTCATCCATTCAAGCGGGCAGGGACGTGAACATAAATGATCGGTAATGGTCAAGGGCAGAAGGTTGAAGGAAGCTCCACCGGCATTCAGGCGGGTAGAGACATAAATATCGGGATATCAATTCCTGAAGTAATGGCGATTATTGCCCAAAATATCCAAATCCACACAGAGGCCGCGCGGCAGCTAGTCAATGAGCGATTGAATGAATTCGAGTCCAGACTCACAGAGAAATTTTCCACCGGCAACACCGAAGCAATTTCATCCTTCTCCGACCCCGACATGCAGGCTGCGCTTTTAGACGCTCAAAAAGCATATGCAAGGAGTGACTCGGAGGATTTGCACGTTATCCTAACAGATCTCATTTACCAGCGAGCCAATAAATCCAGCAGAAGCCGGGCCGCGATAGCGTTAAACGATGCAATATCTATCTCTACAAAACTCACATTGACAGACTTCTCAAACCTTGCATTTATATTTTACGTCCTTAACGTTGGACACAGCGGGGAATCGTCGACGGAGCTTATATCTAATAAATTCCGAACACACATGCTCCCACTTATCAAAAATGTAGACTTCTCCGATGATGCCCTTGAGTATCTTCACGGACACGGTCTTTTACTTACCGGACCCGGAGACCTAAACCTAACCCCCAGACCGCTAGCACACGTTCTGAAAAATAAATATCCAGAGGTGTTCAATTTAGGTTTTACCATGGAGGAACTTACAGCACTGAGCCCTCATATCGCAATTTTGAACGGGACTGGAATAATAGCAAGCAGTCGCTTTGGTGATGGAAAATTTTACATTTGCCGAAGCAAACATGGACTGGATAGTTTATCTGAGAAGTTGGCACCGTTGACGGGACTAGGTGAGAAATACAATTCGGCCTGCCTTGAAAGGCTTGTGGACGATTCAGCCCTTACAGATGAGGTCTCAAAAATATTCCCAGAATTTCGCGAAGTTTGCCGAATCTATGACGGAAGCCGAGTTGGAGTTACAAGACTTTCGGCGACAGCAAAAGCCATCGCCCACGCTTACCTTGTTAAAGAAACCGGACTAGTAGGGGAACTCGAAATTTGGATAAGGTCATAGAGAATTTGCTCAACCTCGACCATTTTAACGCCACAACCTCGCCCATTATCACGCCACGCTCACCGCAGGTTCAATCAGTCTGCCTTCGTGCACATTAGAAGTCAGGCAAGTCGAGCAAGACGACTTCGGATTCATCGCGTTCATTCGTGAAGAAAGCCACCCGATCGCGCGTTACTTTTAATTGGAAGACGTGGAGCTTGGGCAACCATTGTTCTTGCGGCCCCCTTCCGCATACTTCCTCGCCTGCGGTTCGCGCGCCGCGACACTGAGACTTGAGAGTCTCGGCTTGCGCGCCAGTTCCTCCACGTTCGGGGCCTCCGCAATTCGCGCCCGCATCCTCTCAATCAGTGCATCGGTCTCCACGCCAGCAAAGGCGCAGATTATTTCAAGGTCATCGCTCGGAGTAGTCAGGAGAGTGCGCGCTTCGGAAATCGCCTTCGCGCGTGATCTCTCGATCAGGCCACCTACCTTCGGCACGCCGTTCACCGCGTCGTCAATTGCCCGAGCGAGCACGGCCTGCCAAAGTGCCCGGCTCATGTGCTGGCCCGCTCTTCGCGCTGCTTGTGCCGGTCGTGACAGTCCTTGCACAGCGGCTGCCAGTTGTAGCGATCCCAGAAGAGCGCCTTGTTCCCCCGGTGAGGGATGATGTGATCGACCACGGTTGCAGGGGCGCCGCAGCGGGCGCAGTCGGGGTGAGCGATCAGGAACGCCGCTCGCTCTTTCTGCCAGTCGGTCGTGTAGCCACGTTCGCGGGCGCTCGGCCGGCGCGCATCATGGCGTCGGTTGCGGGCGCGCTTCGCCTCGATCTGGCGGACGCAGAGCTGGCCGTGGGGCACGAGGCGGCCGCAGGTGCAAATATGGGGCGGTCTCGGCATCACATCTTCCTTTTCAGCGCCTGCAACCCGGCCCGGTCGAAGTCTGGATCTAGACCGGCTGCGACGTTCGCGGCGCGCTGTGCCTCGCTCGGGCCGGTGGTGGGCTCTTCGTCGCCCGCGCCATGAATGGCCTTGAGCATCGCGACCTTGCCCTCAAAAGCTTGTGCAATCTCGGCGGGGGTGGCGGCCCAGGTCTCGGCGGGCGACCATCCGAGCCACCCGGTGCCAAGGCGAAACAGCTCTGCATAGGTCTCGGACCACGGCTTCGGCTGCGTCAGCGCGGGCGAGGTCTTTTCGCCCGTGTCGTCGCCATCCAGCGGGGAGAGGAACAGTGCCATCAGCTCGGCCAGAGGCTCGGCCGCGGCGGCCTTGATCTCGGCAAGCGGGCGGTTCTCGAAGGAATGCAGAAGGGCCTCGGCGGCGAACCCAGAAACCGCCGAGGCCCGAATGAGCGCTTGCACCGTTACGAGCGAGAACTGACCAAGGCGAACCACAAACCTCGGCCAGCCATTGTGCAAGCGCTCAAGCGTCATCGCCGCGCGCAGGGAGGGCCGGAGCGTTACGGTTTGCGAGCCGTAACGAACCGTCACCTCAGAGCTGCGCGCAAGCGGGTTCATGCTCAGGCCGCGAGCTTGAGCTTCGCCAGAGCCTCGCCAAGCACGACACGGCCACCGACGCGGCGGCGGGCGTGCAGCTTGACGATGCCATTCGCCGCGCCGGTGTAGTCGTCGCGCATGATCTCGAAGCCGGTGCGGTCGGCAATGGTGTAGCCCTCGGCGAAGTCGCCGAAGATGATCGGCGACTTGCCAGCGGTCGGCGCGTCCATGTCCACAGCCTCGTAGACCGGACGGCCCAGAAGGGTGGCGGGCTGGCCTGCGGTGAGCGCGGGCTGCCAGAGGAACGAACCGTTCGCGTCGGTGAGCTGACGAATAACGGCCATCGTTGCGCGGTTCATCAGCCATGCGCCGTTATTCGAGTAGGCCGTTTTCAGCGAATAGAAATGGTCGATCAGGGCGGCGGCGGTGATCGCGGCGACTTCGTTCTCCGCGACCTCGGTCGAGGTCATCACACCTTCGGCGGCGGTGGTGCCGTTGCCGGTGACGAACCATTGCGCCTCGATCTGGCCGAAGCGGCGGGCGATGTGGTTCGAGAGGTAGGCGTTCAGGTCCACCTGGGCGTCTTCCAGAAGAACGCGCGTGACCGGCACGATGACGGCCATTTCGAACGGCTTGAGGTCGATCTGCTCGAAGGTCGGTTCAGACTCGGGGCGCGCTCCGGTCTCGGTGACATGGGCGGGCTGCACTTCATCCACCAGACGGGGCAGTTGCAGAAGCGGGCCGCCCATGCTGATCGCCGAGGCAAGGCCGCGCAGAGGCGACTGTTCGGCGATCTTCTCGATGATCGACGCCGAGACGGTTTCCGGGGCGAGAATGCTGCCGGTCGAGGGCGCGCTGAAAGCGAGGTTCTTGCGCTCGCCGGTGCGCAGGTAGTCGGTGAAGCCCTTCACCTCGTCTTCGGCCATCATCGGGCTTTGAATGCCGGTCACGGTCACGCCGGGGCGGTTACCCTTGGCTTCGAGCTTGTCGAGGCGGGTCTTGATCTCGTCGAAGGCTTTGGTGTCGATCTGCGGCACCTGCGTCGGGGTCGTTTCGTTTTCCACGGGTGAAAGTTCCTTGTTCAAAAAAGTAGATTTCAAAGAGGTAATCGTCGCGCCGGGGTGGGCCGGAACGGCAACAATGCTGATTTCGTGAAGCTCAAGGGCGGTGATGCGGCGGCCTTTTCCTTCGCGCTTGGCGTCCTTGGTGACAAAGCCGATGGACAGGCCCGAGACGGCACCCGCCTTGACCATCGCGCGCACCTCGCGGGCGCGCTCCACGTCTTCAATCAGGAGGCGGCCTTTCACCGTCAGGCCCGCGTCGGTCTCGGCGATCTCATCCCAGACGCCGACGACCTGGCCCTGATCGTGCGCGAAGAGCATGGGCAGCGTGGCCGGGCCGGTGAAGGCGCCCTTGACGATCACGTCGCCCACCCGGTCGGCAGAACCGAACGGCCAAGCGATGCCCGTGATCTCGCCGGTATCGCTGACGCTCAGGTCGGCCTTGATCTCAAGTCGCTCGGTCACGCCGCCACCTTGAGCGCGGGCGCTTCCGCCTCAGGCTGCGCGACGCCGTTCCAGCGCGCTTCCATCACCTCGAAGGCCAGCGGGAAAATCTCGGCGAGCGGGCGGTTCGCGACATAGGCCGCGCAGAGGTGTTTCGCCTCTTCGGGATCTGTGCCGCCACCGATCAGGCCGAGGCGGATGATTTCGCCCAGCACATTCGCCGGATAGGCAAGGTTCACGAGCTGGAAATAGAGTGCGCCCACGCCGAGGTCGGTGAGGCGTTCCAGCTCGGCAAGCATGGGGTCGGTGAGGGCAAAGGCGCGTTCCTTGTCGCCGAAGAACGTGCGCAGGGTAATGAGGTCAGTCATTCGAAGGGGCTTTCTGAGAAGTGGGCGCCAAGGGGGCGCCGGTGGTCGTGTAAGGGTTTTCGAGGGTGTCGCCGTCCGCATGGGGCGGCAGGTTCAGACCGGCGCGGACCTCGTTCCCGGTCATCACGCCCATGCTGCGATATTGGCCGTAGGCGGTCGCCCGCGCCGCGGTGTCGGTGGTGGTCAGGTCGTCGGTGACGAACTCCACATAGAGGTCACGTCGTTCCTCGGGCGTCAGCAGGCACCGGGCATAGGCCCATGCCCACGAGGCGAGCCACGGCTTGAGCGTGACTTGCAGGAACTGGCGGGCCATTTCCTCGGTGTTTGACCATGTGCCGCGCGTCAGCTCGAAGAGCATCGTCGGCGGAACCCGGAACACGCGGGCAATCTCGCGGATCTGTTCAAGGCGGTTGTCGGCGAATTGGCTATCGGCGAGCGTCATCGTGACGGTCTCGAAGGACATGCCTTCATCGAGAATGGCGGTGCCACCCGAACGGCCCGAGCCATGCGCTGCGGTCCAGCTCGCGGCCAGGTTGGCCTTCGCCTGATCGCCAAGCGTCTTCTCGGACCTGAGAATGCCACCGGGCTTGCCACCGTTCGCGAAGAGCTTGGCAATGTGCTCTTCGAACGCCAGAGCAAGGCCGATTGCCTCACGCCCGAGGGTGATCGGCGATGCGCCACCGAAGGCGCTGACGTGCAGAAGGTCGGTGAAGGGGTAGCGGTGGCGGCCATCCGCGAGCTGCACGAGATAGCTCGGTTCGCCGCTCGCGTCGGTTTCAATCTGAACTTGCGTCGGGTCGAGCCGGTGCAGCTCGACAGGTTCGCCCGCACCGTTGCGCACCACGAGGGCGAAGCCATGACCGCGCAAGAGGGCATCAGTCGTGAGCTGCACCCGCAGTGCCTCGGCAGAGGTCCAAGGGTTCGCCTCGTCGTGCATCAGGACATAGGCGGGGTGGTCGGTGATCGTGGCGCGGCCTTCACGCTCGAAGAGCTTCACCGGCAAGCTGCCGACAGTCTCGGCGATCAGGGCAACGGCACAGGCAACAGCGGGGACACGCAGGGCACTTTCGGCCGTGACGGTCTTGCCGGTGAGGGTCGGCACAATGCCGAAGATGGGAAGGGCGGTGGGGTCTGAGACCGCCACCGCCTTCCTCGTGAGAAAGGAAAGGGCTTTCTGAAACAAAGGTCACTCGAAACAGGGGCACTCGTAATAGGTATTATATTACCCCATGCGAAGCAGAATGTGAATCCCTTTGTCACGGAAAAGCGACCAGATCAGGACAACGTGCGAACAGGATAGTCGGGCAACAGGTTGATCGCGCTCACGCGCGCCTTAAGCGTCACGTCACCGTAGTTTTCGCCCGCGGTGCGACCTGCGTGCCCCTGGATGGCATCCGCGACGCGCTCGGAAATTCCAAGCTCCCTGCTCTGCGTCTTGAAGCGATGGCGCCACCCGTGCGACGGCTGCACCCCATCGGGCGCGATTTCCTTGGTCCGCAGCCACTCGGCAATCTGGTTAGAAATGCGCTGCGCTTTTGCGGCATACTTCGCCGGATCACGCCCATTGTGGAAGAGCGGTCCCTGCCCCACCTCGTCCACGAAACCGAGGAAGCCCTCGGCGAGAACCTGACGATGAATCGGAACATCGCGGAAATCCCCCGCCTTGACCGTGCCGGCCTCTGGGGTGATCCGCATCACATATACGTCGCCTTCCTTGCGTATATCCTCGAACCTGAGCTGCGTGATCTCTGAGACGCGCGCACCAGAAAAGGCACAGAGCAACGGCACCCACCGCTTCGCTGACACGAGCTGTTGCGTTTCCCTCACGCGCCCGTATTCGTCGGCAAGCGGTTCATATCCCCGGCTCGCCCGCAACACGATGAGCGCTTCGCTATCGGTGTAGCCACGTTCACGGCCATAAACCTTCCGCGGCTTGGGCTGCTTCACCTTAGCGGCCGGGTTGCTTGTCAGCCGCCTGTTCTCATCGGCCCATGTAAAAAGCGACCGAACGGTTGACAGGTAGATGTCATTCACCGTCTTCGCCGAAAGCGTCCGAATAAGCTCATCGCGCCATGCGATCAGGTCTTCGGGCCTCACCCGTGCAGCGTCGTCATGCTTCAAGAACTTGCGCAGGCTCTGAATGACAGGCGCTTGCCGCTTGCCGCCATCCCGCATGAAACCTGCGGATTTCCGGCTCTGCACATAGTCTGCCCAGAGCTTCGTCAGCCTCACGGGCTCTTTCTCGTCTTCGGGCATCTTTGCGTTGGCTATGATCGGGTGAGACGGCTTCCCGGTGAAATCGCCTTCGTCACGCTCCACCACACGCGACAAGGCCTCATACTCAGCCGCACAGAGGGCACGCGCGATCATGCGCCACTCGTCGCTCCCGGCCGGCGCGCTCACGTTTCCCGAAGCCCGGAAACGCTCGATCTGGCTGCCGACGAGATGCGCAAGTTCCGCGTCGGCCAGACGTCCGGCCATGCCCTCCCGCACAACCTGAACATACCCGTCATCGATCCCCACCGAAGCCCAACGCGGCTCATTGCGCAGCTCATCATCAAAGGCGAGACGTTGGAGATAGTGGCTAAGGGCGATCTGATCGGGCGCGAGTGGGTATCGGGCCGCAGGCACCCCCTGCCCCATGCCAGCCGCATTCCGTTCGGCCTGTGCGATTTCGCGCTGAAGTTGCGCCACCGCCCCCGGCAGAAGTTTCAGTGCCTGGCGGTAGTCGCCACCGAGGGGCGTTCTCAGTTCGGTCTTGCCCACTGCCTTGCGCAGCTCTTGGGGCACCACGAGTCGTGCGAAGTAACGCCCCGAACGGTTCACAAGATGCCTGACTTTGCCCGCCAT